CTACAACAGACTCTTCTGTAAATTCAGTACTCCCCCTTTCTTGTTTTAAATTTTTAGAAGTATTATACGTATTAATACGTGGGACGTTTGGTGGGACGTTTTTTTGTATAGGTGGGACGTTTGGTGGGACGTTTTTTTTTGATACATTAAATAACTCCTTGAAATCCTTAATTTTTATTATAATAATTTGTGGGGCGTTGCGTGGGACGTTTTTTTGTATAGGTGGGACGTTTGGTGGGACGTTTGGTGGGACGTTTTTTTGCTCTTTTTTTGCAACATTATTAATTCTATTGTATGTTATTTCAATAAGATTTTCCTTACATAAGTCTTTAATAAATCTTTCTACTTTATGATGATCCCAATTTGCTTTTTTATTATCCTCCTGTAATTCATTGGCAAGTAATCTGCATGTAAAAGCATACTGATCTATTTCTAAATCAATTATAGTATTATGCAATTCTAACGTCTTGGGGGTATATGCGACTTTTGATAACAAAAAACACCACGCTACGAATTTTGTTTTATTTTTAAAAATCTTCAAGTCATGCCATTCACGTTTAATGGGATACCAATTTTTCATAACAATATATAATGAGGTGACTCTGGAGATGTACCAGTGATAATAACCGCCGACGTAAATCGGTCTCCAGAGCCTCAAGATTTTTTATTATCGTGTACATAAAACCAGTGTACTCGGTAAAACGTAAAATTCAATAAAATTATCAAGAAATATTACCTCTATATGTTGTGAACACGGCGGTTTTCTAGGCTATATCTTGATTTAAATTGTGCATAATTATGTACTTATAAATATTACAAAAAAAGCAATGCCTCTTGTAAAGGGCTACTCTAGGGCTTTTCAAGTTTGCTTGCATTCGCAAAAGCAAGCAAAAATAAAAACCTGGTTTACTGCGGTATAGAAGACATTTTGCTTGCAGTTGTACTATTTATGCGTACAGTTTAGTAAAATAATTGAAGGGAGTATAAAAAAAGGGGTTTACAAGGTGCGGTATGTATAATATATTCACGATTATAAATGGGTTTATAAATTTCAGTGGATTGGATTTTGTAGTATTCATTTTATTAAAGTCGCTTGTTATTACTTAGGATTTTGGTCGGTCTCTAAGTTAAAAGTTATATTAAGGAGTAGTTTAATTTTAAGCTGCTCTTTTTTTATGTGATTTTTTTTGTTATCGGACAACGCAAATTGTGACCGTTTCATTAGTATTACAATCTATCCTCTTAGTCCCTACCTAAACATAAAACAAAAACAATAGGTTAGGTGAAAAATTACCCATTGAAGTCCCCCCCCACAAAAATCGGTTTGATTCCGTAATACCTACCACAAAAAACATGGCGATCTATGCACCCTATCTTACACACAGAATGAAATACAGGCAATGTAGGGTGGTCACTTTTTTGTATATTTTCCATAGTTTTTGCTTTAAAACTCCCTGTATTCAATGGTTTGGGGGTGGCCACTTATGTGGAATTCCACATTGTCGGAAATTCCGACATACTCAATGGGTATATAATTATTTTTATGGACTTGAAAACCCCCTATTGCACAATTTGACGCAGTTTATACCCCCCTTTTTATATTGCATTGAAAAACGCCTTATCTTATATTATAGTGAAAATTCAATAGAGAGTAAGAGGGCGATTATGGCATCAATAAATTTAGAATTTCTAAGGCAAAAGCTCGAAAAAGCTGCGGCTGAAATTGAAGAATTGAAACGAAGAGCAAAAGCAGATAATCAGTGTATTTCTGACTTAATAAAAGAAGTCTCAATTTTACGAGATCAAAAAGAAGTGGCGATCGACTGGCTGGAAAAGCTACAGAAATCAAGAATAAGATACGGTCATGAAAATCAATGATATAAAAGCACAACTTGAGCGTGTATTACCGACCCAAACTGATTTATTCAGCGATACAATTCCTATTGCTAGCATTACAAGATCAGGTAGCACGGCAACGCTTACGACAACAACGCCACATGGCATGGGTGATGGGGATTTTGGTGTTGTAGTGGGGGCTGAATCCCCTGTTATAATAAGCTCATTAACTAGGGTAGATAAAATCGCAATTGCTATTACTGCAACCCCTCATGATCTAACACAAAATCATCAAAAAACTATTACAATAACAGGAACTGCCGAGGCGGATTATAACGGAGTTAAGAAAGTTGTAAATGCACCTGATATACTAATAGAATCCATAACTAGAGTTGGCAACGTTGCAACTGTGGTAACTAAAACAGACCACGGATTTATTGATAATACTTTTTTCAGAGTTACACTTAGTGGGATGCTTGAAACATATTACAATATTACTACAGATATAGATTCAATTATAGACCCAAAAACATTCACATTTATAGTACATAGCAATCCTGCAACGCCTGCAACGCTGGCAGGAACGGATGTAAATCCTTCTAAGGTAGTCGCCCAGCATAATCGCAATGTGTTCTTCTACGAGGTGTTAAACGCTCCTGCAACGCCTGCAACCGGTTCGCCGGTTTTAGGTGAAAAACAATCGTCCAATAATGGTTATGATGGGCGTTATAGTTTTGCTTTGGTATCGCCAACTGTATTGACTTATCCTATAACTACAACACCAAATAGCCCGGCAATTGGAACTATGGTATTACATAAAAGTATTAGAATTGCTGGGGCGGCATCTACCACAAGAGCATTGAGGTTATATACAGAGGAAAGAAATAATAGACTATGGGCGTACGTGACACTTGATGATGTATCAATATCAAAAGATCGGAGAACTGTAACAGATGCAACCGCAACGCTGGCTCCGGGCGATGATTTTAGATTAACAGCACTGCGTCCATTCAGCGTTGTTATTGTTACACCTTATAACAGCATTGCTGGTAGACCGGAACGTGATCTAATGCTAGATGTTGAGCGTTTTTTATACAAAAGCCTTTTCTCTGTACAATTCCCTCCAAATCTATCGCAAAGGATGCTCGGTGCAATTCCAATAGGGAACGGATTTATTGAAACAAGCGACTTTTCAGTTAATAATACTGCTATTTATATGCATCAATTCAATTTTGAAATTACATCGTATATTAGTGAATGTGATGCAGTCGATCCGCAATTTAATACCGCATTCCGCACGATTAATCTGAAAATAATTAATGATATTACTCCGATAAAAACGGAAGATATCATTGAGCTTTAAGCATTATTTTGCTCCATGCTTTTCTAACATTTTTGCTATTTCATCGCTACCCCATTGAGAAACATACTGAAAGGCTGTCTCGCCATTTTTATCTTGGAGATTAATATCAGCACCTTTTTCAAGTAATAGGGTTACTATTTGCTTAAAGCCCTTACCACAAGCAATATGAAGTGCTGTGTCCCCACACTCATTTTGAGCATTCAGATTTTTACATTCTGCCATGAGTTTTATGGCAGTTTCGATTTCGCCTTTTCTTAAGGCATCTATTAATTCAGTCATTGTCTCTCAATAATTATAGTTAGTGTGTATAGCTTGGCAAGAATCAGTTGAGCGGATTTTCCTGTAAACTGTATTGCGTCTGCTAATAACTATATAATACATTATTATAATGTATTGTCAACTATTAAATGAATAAATGTTCATTTATTTTTGTTTTATTGTTTTTTATTTCTTGATTCTTAAAATGAATTTGCTATTATAGATTAAAACTTAATCGGATTATTTCTATGGCAGCCAAACTAGATATCGGTCAATATATTGATGAAACATTAATTACGCAAAATGTCACTATTTTAAGTGGTCAATCTTTATCTGGTTTTATAACACTTGGACAAACTCTTTTTGTTGGTTATATCATGCCTGCGGCTTGGACTGCGGCGAATCTTACTTTTCAAGCAAGCACTGACGATTCTACTTTTTTTGATGTGTTTGATAACTTTGGTAATGAAGTTCAACATATCGTAGATATTGACAGATATATTACACTTGAGGTATCGCAATTTCCATCTATTAGGGCATTAAAAATAAGAAGTGGGACAAGTGCCGCCCCTGTTAATCAGGGGGCAGATCGGACGATTCAAATCCTTTCAAAAATAATATGAGCAACCTATTAACAGCATTAAACAAATTTAATATTTCACCGCAAGCCATACCTGATTTATGGGCGTGGTATGATCCCTCTGATTTGACTACTGTAACAGAAAGCAGCGGATTAGTTAGCCAAATTAATGATAAAAGCCCAAACCAATTTCATATTGTACAAGCAACCGGAATAAATCAGCCGTCCATTAATACTGAAACTTTAGCTAATAAAAAAGTATTGGATTTTTCTGGAAATCAATGGCTAGAAAATCAAAATATATCAGGAATATTAAACGGATTTAATCAAGAATTAACAATATTTTCGTTAGTAAGACACACGTCTTCATTAGGAACTAGCGGCTATTCAATAACTTTGTCGGATAAAAATGAACCTTCTGGTATTAATTTTATGGGAGTAAATAGAAGACAAAGTGATCAGCATCAATCCTTTGGAATTGATGCTATTGGTGGAGGAATAGGCAGCGAACGCATTGGATTTATTGGTTCTCCCGGCGAATATGAAATACAAACTTTGCGTTTGAAGCGTGTTGGTGGTGTAAATATTTATGAGAAAAGACTTGATGGAAAATTATTATCAAGTTTTCCCTCAAGCCCAGCGGGTGATAATACATTTGCTAATATTAATACACTTACTATAGGTGCAAGGAATCGGCTTACTACTACAAATGTTGCAATGATAGGACAGACAGCAGAAGTAATTATATTTAATAGAGGGCTATCTAATCAGGAAATTATAGCAATTGAAAAATATCTTGATAATAAATTTGGTTTAGGAATCACGGCATATGATATAGTACAACAAGGTTTATTTGCTCATTACGACGAAACCACAATAGTTACGGATACAGGCTCAAATGTTATCGGTTGGAATGATAAATTAGGCAATAACGATCTCAGCAAAGCTGGTGATTCTGGGACATTAACAAAATTATCAAATGCCCTAAATGGCATAGCAGGCATAGAGTTTGGAACAGGTGGATTTACACGCCTAGTCTCCTCGGACAAGGCTACTTGGAAATTTTTACATGAACTTGATACTACCATATTTGTAGTATGCAAAACTTCATCAAGCAATCCTGATAATTTCCAAGGAATATTATCTACATCAAAAACCCTCGTCACTGATATTGGTATGATCATGGCAATAGATGATCGTTCTGGCTCGGCTGTTAATGATAAAATACTTGTGCAGAATGTAAACGGCTCAGCATTGGCAATTGATGCAGATGGTGGCAATGATTCAATTGATTTGTCGCAAGCAAATATTATATCATATAGACATATTACAACTGTAAGTGATGTATACGTTAATAATGTAAAAGTTGTAGATACAATATCAAATATAGCTACTCCAAGCAGCAGTGATCCTACTGATTTCTTGAGTATTGGTAGTGAAAGCACAATCTCACAATTTGAGGGTGTCATTGTAGAAATATTGTTCTATAAAAGACAAAGATCAGAATTAGAAGTACAAGCAATTACTCAATTTTTATCTAACAAATGGGGCATAGCCCTACCATAATACAGGAGCATAAAATGAAAAAATTTCTTATAAAAAATAATTTCCGAGGATGCAAAGTATGCTTTGGAAAATCAATTAGACAACGACATGATTGCATCAAATATAAAATAGATGATGTCATAACTCTTGATACAGATAATGCAGGATTGCCAAAAGAACGATTCTGGCGGAGTCGATTAAAAGACAAAGATATTGTAGTTATCACTGAAAAGGCTTCTGCAAAAAAGAAAAAAGAAATTGTTAAAAATGATTTGACAGGGGCGGATAATTGAATTAAATTAAAGTAATCAGCAGGGTTTTTAGTTTAAAATAGAGATATTTTATGACTAATCCTTCGGTTACACTTGATATTTTGCCAGCTACCACGTTAATCTCGGTAGAACCTCAAAAAGTTTTGCTGGTTGGTCAACAAACTGCCGCTGCAACTGCTGTAAGCGGTGAATTAACTGAAAATATATTAAATGATTCCTCTGAAGATACCCTCTTCGGCAAAAATTCTATGCTTGCTGGCATGGCGAGGATGTTTAAAAGAGTAAACAAATTAACTCAACTGGATCTAATAGGATTAGATGATGCTGCAGGAACACCAGCAACAGGAACAATTACGTTTGCAGATACTGCTACAGAAAATGGCACACTTGTTGTTAATATTGGGTCAAGAAAAAATAACAGCCTTAATATTGATATTGTATCCGGTGATACTGAAACGGTCGTAGCTGCTGCCTTAGTTGCCGCCATTACAGCAGATTTGACTAATCTAACAACCGCCGGCAATGTGGCTGGTGTAGTAACCTTAACGGCTGTACACGATGGCTTAGAGGGCAATACAATAGGATTGGAAGTAGTAGGAAGTGTTGCAGGAATCACAAGCAGCATGACTGTCATGACAGGTGGATTAACAAATCCAACATTAACAACATTACTTGATGTTGTTTCAGATAAATTACGTTATCAAACAATCGCCTTTCCAAGTACATACGATCTTACAATTTTTACCGACTTTTTAGATGCAAGAAGCAATGTTACTAATAATATTCTTGATGGCTCGGCGTATGTAAGTATAACGGATACTTTCAGTGCATTGGATACAATAGGCGATGGTGAGGATACATTAAATCTTATTGTACTTGGTAATCAAAAAGTAGATAAGGCATTATACAAAGGTTCGGCAGAATTTGAACTAGATGCAAATATAGCCGCTTTGTATGCAGCAGTAGATTCTCTCAGATTAACAGATGGCTCAAATCTTAGTAGATTAGTAACTTCTGTAAATGGGGCTAGAGATACCACAGGCGGAATTCATTTAGCAAGTTTACCATATTTTAATACTCCCCTTAATGATTTATCAGTTATTGATCAAGATGTGCACTGGACGCAGCTTGAAATCGATTCCCTAAATGATGCAGGTATAAGCGTGCTAGAAAACGACCAAAATAATCGTAAAATATTAATGGGTGAGGTTGTTACAACCTATAAAACAAATAACGCAAAGCAGCCTGATCCAACATTCAAATTTCAGAATATTGTACGCAGTTCAAGAAATGTACGTGAATTTATTGTTAATAACATCCGAGCAGCATATCCACAACATCGTTTAACTGACGCTGGTCAATCGATTGCACAACACAATTTTACTGATTCTGATCAAGTAGCAGGGTTTTTAACCGGATTGTATCAAACATTGTCAGAAGCAGGATTTGTTTTAACAAGAAGCGGAGAAGAGAACTTACGCTTTGTAAAAGATAATATTGTTATATCTACAATATTAGTAGATGGATTAATTAGAATTGACATGAAAACACCTCTTGTTGCCCAAGCTCGTGAATTTCGTGGCACTGTACAAATAGTTTTTGATACCACACAATAAGGAATAAAAAGATGGCTCAAATTGCTGTTGCATTACAAAGAGTGATTGTAGATAATCAAGGTATTTCAATTATGCCTGGCTCATTTAAATATACTGAAGGCCAAGGAGAGCGGACTGTTGAGCCTCAATCTGCTGGTGGTGGTGTATTTGAGAATGTAATTTCAGATGATGGGCAAACACATAAAAGTAAATTTTCATTTTCAATGCGAAATACAAAAGAAAATATAGAATTAGCACGCATTTGGAAAACTCAATTACTTCACGCTGTTCAATGGGCGGATATTGGTATAAATAGAGCTTTCAATAATGCTGTATTATTAAATGATTATGAAATTAATCTCTCCCCGGACGGAGCGATCGAATTAGAATGGGAATCTGATCCAGTAGTATAACCACCCCTTGACAATGATAATATCCTATGCGTATATATCTTATATGTAATTAAATAGGATTTATCTCATGAAAGAAGAATTTACGTTTGAACTAACTACCCCCATCTTATATGCCAAAGATGGCGTGGCAGACCATAAGGGTAAAACGCTTGTTATAACTGCCCCTTCAAGAAATTCAGTTTTAAAAAAACCCTTACGTCAATTAAAAAGACTTTTTGTTAGAGTTATGCTCGAGAAAGCGGCATCTGGCAATCAAGACTCAGAACCGTTACAAAATACAGAGGATGGGTCAACTAATATTATGGCTGGCATGCCTCCTGGTACAATTATAATACTTTTGATGGGTTCAAAAGAAGTTGATATTGAAGATTGCTTGAAGTGCCTTCGGGGCATTTTAACCACTGCGGATTGTTGCAAAATTGATGGTAAATTGCCATTAATAAAAGATTTGTATGATAAATTATCAGGTGATGATGATGAGAGATTACTGGGAGAATATATAAAGAATTTTTTGCCTATCACATTATAGATGAAAAAGAAATAGAAGATTTGGATTATCTAATCTTTGGCATCAATAGCTATATGGGAGGAGGAGATTATAAGGCTCTTAAAGATTTGCCACTGTCAGAAATATATCAATTAGCCAAATTTTGCAATAGAAGGAATAAAGAAATAGAAGTCGATCAGAAAAAAGCCGAGGCAAGAGCAAAAAGACAGGGCTATTAATTTTTCTGTTGACAAGCTGTATAATGTAATTATATTAATAATTCCTAACTCCATTAGGGTTTTGTTTTGTAGTTGAGCCTCATAAGAAATTGTGGGGCTTTTTATTATATTAAATAATTAGGAAGGATTATGACTTGTATTGTAGGACTTGAGTACGAAGGCAAGGTTTATATAGGGGGAGATTCCTGTATAAGCATAGGTCAATCATACGAAACGAATTGTGATGATAAAGTATTTGAAGTGGAAACAAGGGATGATAATTTTTTAATTGGAGGCACAGGAAGTTGTAGAATGTCAGATATTTTGATTCATAGCTTTAGTCCTAATCGTGGCAAAAAAGACGATTCTGATGATAAATTTATAAGAACAACATTTGTTAATGATGCTCGGAAAGCATTACAAATGGGCGGTCATGCCCAAAAAGAACAAGAGCAGGAGAGCTGTGAAGGTGGTTTTTTAATTGGCTATAATAAGCATCTTTACTTAATGTCAAGTGACTACAGTATCTTAAATTGTCCTAAATATGGTTATGCTATTGGAAGCGGAGGGAATGTAGCTAGAGGCTCACTTTGGACTACTAGGGATTGGAAAGACCCAGAAAAAAGAATAAAAACTGCACTTGAAGCAGCCGAGGCGGTAATAAGTAGTGTACGCTCTCCTATGTATATAAAAAGTATTTAAAATTAATTTTTCTTGACTCTATTTGAGCTTTATTTTACTATAATAAAACATAGTAGTTTCCTAAACACATAAAAAAGCCCTGCATTTTTGTAGGGCTTTTTTTGTTGACAATATAAAATGCCGATTCTAATCAAAATCAATAGGGGCAGTTTTTAAAGTTTTTTCATTGATTTGCTGTATTTCTATACGATTAGACCTTCGTGAATCCATAACTAAAATAAAAGCTATGAAGCATATACTAATAGTATACATACATCCGACAAATATTCGCATGCGAATCAGCTCGCCACGAGATAATTTAACTTCATATGCCTTTTCGTTAGCCGGAAAATCTTTCATTTCATTTTTCATTTTCAGTCTCCTTTTATAAAAAATGATTATTGGTTTACGCCGGGGTAGTTTACCAAGCAAAAAATTACAAAGCCTATATAAATAACCCAACCACATCCCACAAATAATCGTATTTTAAACATCTCTTTACGAGATAATTTAACTTCTGATGCCTTTCTGTTAGCCGGAAAATCTTTCTTATCAGTCATTTTTTTCTCCATTTATAAAAAATATTTATAGGCTATAGTAGCAGATGAAATTATAGAAATGATAATAATAATAAATAAAGACCGATTGTAAAGCTTTGCTTTCTTGAAATTTAATTTTGTCGCATGCTCAAGACATTCATTATGTGGAGATAAATAACTCAAAATTAAATTGCATAAATCAGTTTTGATATAGTCTATTTCCATGAGTTTCTGGGCGTTCCTTCCCAATGATGGATATTTTTCTGCTTGTGAGGCATAAATTAAAATGCCCAAAGAAAAACAAAAGCCGCCTATTAAAAATAACATGCCTGTTATAAATGGCTCTTGTGCGAAGCTTAAAGTACTAAGCATAGCGGCAATACCAACTATAAGGAAATTTCTTGTTGTTGCAATTTTGTTATCAATATGCTCGTAATCCTTAGCCGATAATCGCAATGATTCCTCAGATTTTTCTAAAATAAATTGAGCTTTTTCGAGCGTAATAAATTGCCAATGAATTTGTTCCGGATTTTTGTACATGATGTACCTATAATTTAATTTTAATAAGTGGTTATTGGTTATACAATACACTATATATTCCCCTTGTCAACAAGAATATTTTATTTGGTAGTGTCTCAGTTTGAAATTTTAAAAAATTCATATCCTTGACCAATTAAGTATTTTTGTGCATAATATAAGTATGGCAAAAAAACCAAAAAGACCTAGAGATCAAAATCAGCTTGCTAAGTTTATAGTAGATATTGCTACTGGTAAGCAAGAAAAACCTGAAGATATGCCAGATGGTAAAAATCCAGCAGCCGTTACACTTGGTAAACTTGGCGGTCAAAAGGGCGGCAAAGCTCGTGCTGCAAAACTTACTCCAAAGCAAAGAAAAGAGATTGCCCAATTGGCAGCACAAGCAAGATGGAAGAAAAACAAAAAAGACTAAGCAGCTTCTTGCTCTGCATCTGCTGCATTCTTACGCAATTCAATATCAAAAGATAAATCCATTTCAAGTTGAATTTTATCTTCGTTCTGATGGCTGCTATTCCAGTGATCAGCATCATAGCTTAATTGCAAGCCATCACCAACCATTTGTTCTCTACGAAGTGTTAGAGATTTGTGCATTTGAGATCGTGGAGCTTCATCAATATCAACCCATAAATAGAATACATCATGACCTTGTTTATAAGGAAGTGCATGATTAACCCGATAAGGTCTTCCAGTAGATTTATCATGCTTAATCTCTTCTCGTGCAGCGGTAGAAAATTGTTTAGCTAGTATATCAATTGGATCTTTTGGAATAGGTATAGGCCAACCTTTGTTAACTGCAAATTGTGCAACTTTTTTCATATCTACCTGTGTTTCTCCAGTTTCATCTTTATACAACCTAATCAAGCGTTGCATTTCATTACGTTTACTCATAATTTTCTCCTTTAAAGTTTATCTACTGGGGCGATATCGCCCCATCCATCCGTTACTGCATTTGGTGTTACAATTTGTCTAATTGGAACTAAATGATTCCTAAAATGATTATATCTACCTGTACGATATTGTAGTTGACCAGCAACCAAACCTGGATGCACCTTAGCCATTCGTGATAGCCCTATTATATCTCGTTTTGCAAATATAGGAGCTTTACGGGATATAAAAGCATCCATCATTTTTTGAGGAACACAAAATTCTGCTGCTGCCTCATTAGCAATACGTTCTTGATTCTCAATTTCTATAGTTTGAGACTCCCCATCTAAATTATTAATATCCACATCAAGCATCATAGTCGTTAATCCGTCTTTATTAAGAATATGTTCCAACTCATGCCTAAGAACAAAACAAAAATTATCAATACGATCAAAACGCATAGTCATACCAATTACTGGTGACTTCTTGTTGAGCCAGAAACATACACCATCAATTTTGGATGATGGCAATGCCTCTACAATAACAAATCTAACACCAGCCTCCGCTAAAATACGTGGAACTCGTCTTAATTCATCAGGGGCGGTTAATAGAGGTCTTATTTTCTTTATGGCAGCTTTAATAGTTGATGGAGAATATTGTCCTACTATCATTTCTTCAGCTAGCATTTTTACCCTATATAACCATGCCATTTGTGCTGGGGTAGTAGCAATACTAACTTCAGTTTTCTTTGCTGCATAAGGTAAAATTTCTATATCTTCTATTTGATTTACACCAAAGAAACGACATAACGAGCTTTCTATATTATCAACATCTCTAATATCATTTGCGTTTAACCACCCTCGTTTAATCATATAAGACAAAGGCAAATCCCCATATATTTTTGCACGATTTTTACGTTTTGGATCAGGTTGTGCTTCAATGCGTGCTATAGCTAGATCATAAGATTTTTGAAGTTTAAGAAAGTTATCTACATTAACATCAAAAATTTCTTCTAATATAAGTGCTGTTTTTGCATCAATTCTACATTTTCCAGAGATAATTTTATTTAGTCTTGTTTCATCAATACCTATAATTATTGCAAGCATACGCTGCGTCCAACTTAACTGCTTAAGCAAGAAGGAAATTAATTGTCCCGGCGTTTTATAGTCATTTAAATTTATATTCATAAGTCTATTATAATAAGTTTATTTCAAATAGCAACATGTAATTTGCACTTTTTCGCAAACTGAACTTTATGCTTGACTGTACAAGCATAACGAGTTACAATACTATTATGAACAAATTATCTTTATCAAAACAAGCTCAAATAATTGGTATGCTAGTAGAAGGCAATAGCCTGCGTGCTACGAGCAGAATGGCTGATGTTTCTATAAATACAGTAAGTAAATTACTAGTTGATGTCGGCAGTGCCGTTGCTGAATATCAATATAATGCTCTGTGTAATTTACCTTGTAAGCATATACAAGTTGATGAGATTTGGTCTTTTTGTTATGCTAAACAAAAGAATGTTGAAGCTGCAAAAGCTGCACCAGAAGGAGCAGGGGATGTTTGGACATGGACAGCTATTTGTTCGGAAACTAAAATTATTCCTTCATGGTGGGTTGGTACTCGTGATGCTGATTGTGCTAATGCTTTCATTGAAGATATTGCGAGTCGTATGGCTTCACGTATTCAACTAACAAGTGATGGTTATAAACCTTATTTAGAAGCTGTTGAAGATGCCTTTGGTATTGATGTTGATTATGCAATGCTTGTTAAATCTCATGAAACATCAACAAAAGGACATAGTCCTGCTGAGAGTTTTTGCACTAAGAGGGTTGTTACAGGTCGTCCTAATGTTGAACACGTATCTACAAGTTATGTAGAACGTCAAAATCTTACAATGCGTATGAGTATGCGTCGCTTTACACGTTTAACTAATGGATTCTCAAAAAAAATAGAAAATCACTGCCATGCTATTGCTTTACACTTTATGTATTATAATTTTGGTCGTATACATAAAACATTGCGTGTAACACCGGCTATGGAAGCAGGAATAAGTGATCACGTTTGGAGTTTAGAGGAAATAGCAAGCCTGATAAAAGATAAAGCTCCTAAGAAACGTGGAAAATATAAAAAGAAAATTTCAAACTGAGACACTACCTTTTATTTTATGGACTTGACAGCATAAATTAATTGTTATATAACCAATAACATATATAGGAGATTTATTATGGACGATGATGAACTAAGCAAACGAGATATGCGGAAAGTGCATTCATCTATGAGCTTTTTGGTGTGGCATAAAGAATACCTAGAACAAAAAGTAGAAGAGGCTAAAAAAAACGGATACAAGGAAAGCCAAGCAAACGTTCTAAGAAAAATCATTGATTATTATATTGAAAATAACGAGGAAAAATAATACGACTTTTTACAGAAGGCATAAAAGGCAGCAATAAATCCATGGACTCAATTATATCGATATTATTACTAATATTTGTAGTATTAAAACTAACAGGGAATATTTTATGGTCGTGGTGGTGAGTATTATCTCCTATCTGGTTACCTTTTGCTGCAATAGCTGTAGTAGTGGCAATAGCCGCATTTATTTTTATGATAGCTATATGTATTGACCTTGTTTATAAAAACAATCTTTAATCGTATTCAAAAAAAAGGAAAATAAAATGATTAGAAAGTATTTAAAGTTTATGCAAACGCTTAATATTGAAAAAATGGCAGAAAATTATTACCAACTTTCAATTATTGAAGATAAGCAAACAGAAGGTTTTGGTAAAAATAAAGACTTTTATGAACCAATGAATAAAGCCTATCTTCATTTATCAAAAGAAGAATTAGAAGATTTGAATCAAAAAATCTCTGATCTTATTCAGGAAAATTAGGATCAAATGTTAGAGTTTTTTGATTGATGTATTGCGTAACACTATAACTACATCCTTCACAATGCCAAGTTCTGAATTGCATCTTTCCCAAGCCATTGACTTTAGGATTTAAAAAGAGTTTATTTTCTTTGCATTCGTAACATTGTTTACCAGTGGCTTTATTTTCAAGAATCTGCTCAAGATTTTTGATT